TTGCCACTCGCTGCGTTGCCATCATCATCTTCCGGCGCGACACCGCAGGCAGCGGCAAGGCTGTATCGGCGAGCATAGGTCAGGGCGCTTCCGTAGCCTTGGGCATCAGCTTTGCTGACTGGAAGGTTAAGCACGCCGCATGACAACCACTCACCGGAGGCGTGGAGCAGGATTGTTTCAACGCGTACTTCGTCTTTATCGGACGGCTCGACGCGCTGAATGTAGCTCAACCCGCATTGACCGAATGCAGGACGGATGGCCTCAACTACCGAGGACAGGTCGGCGTACTTGGATTTGAAGAAAGGATTGTTACTATCCTTGATTGCGCCCTTGATGTTCATTTGCGCCATTGCCAACGCGGTCGCAAGATTTGCAATTGATTCGGATTTGTTCATGCCAGTACCCCCGTGACGATCAGTAAAAAAATGATGGTGAAGCCAATTGCTACTGCGCGGTCGCCGTTCATGATCCAGCCACCAGTCGGCGTGAAAAAACGTCATAGTCGTAGTCGCCGCGGTCTACCCAGCGATCCCATTCGCGCGTTTTGTCCCAATCGTCCATCGTGGCTTCCGGCAGCGCCCAATGGATTCCTTCGGGCTTGCACGTTCCCCAGGCAGCGCGTTCAAGGTTGCAGAAGGTCGGCAGCACACTCCCGCTTATGGGCGAGAATTGCGGCTTGCGTGTGCATTCGGATGCCTCAATGTTGTCGTCGTTTTTTTTGTAGTGCTTGCAATGTTTGCAGAGGTTCATGGTGTCTCCTGTTGTTGTCAATTAGCGGGGGCTTGCGCCCCCATTTGGTCTTAAAAGTTGTAGTCGTAAAATTTAACCGGCTCATCGGAAAGTTGATATTTACGACCGTGCGCGTCTTTCCATCCTTGTTTGCCAAGGCGAATGCGAACAACGCGGTTTTGTTCGTTGCTGGTGATGAACCAGTTTTGGTCACGCTGGTTCATGCAGATGCCGGAGAAGCCGCCGACAACCCAGTCCAGCTTGACCGACTCGTCGCGCTCGGCATCCATTGCGCGGATTTCAAGAGTTTTGTCGCTGATGACGCGAACAACTTCAAACGGGTTGATATCGCTGTATCCGATGTGGTTTGCGTAGTTCATTTGTGTCTCCTTTGTTGTTGTCAATCAAGTGCTACAGGACGGACTTTACTTACCTAATTGCATATTGTCAACACTTGTTGCAAAGGAAAATTGTAAAGTAATGTTAACTAATGCAACGGCGCTTGACAAGATAGCTTTGCACAGGATACGATACTTTGCAAGTTTTCTTTAACTATAGGGGGCAGTATGAAAGTTCAGCAGGCAGAGCAGCATTTCGGCAATCGGCGCAAATTGGCCGAGGCATTGGGCATTACGAGCCAGGCAGTTAGCCAATGGGCGAAGCGTGGGCAGATTCCCGAGGGCGTAGCGTACAAGCTCCAAGTCATCACGAACGGGGCGCTGGTGGTCAATCCTGTGGATTACATCCCCGTCGAGCAGATGGTGGCCGAGATCGTCCCGCAGCAGTAGTTGACAAACAGAAAAAAGTTGTTTACTGTGTGTTTGTCCGAGAGAAAGATCGGGCGGCGTGTGGCAACGCTAAAGCGAAATGAAGAACCCTTTAGAAGGGGCTTCGGTTGTTTTTGGGTATGTTTCGCACCCACTTGCCACCGCAGCCGTAAGCCTCTTCTAGAGGGTTTTTCTTTTGGGCTACACCATGCTGGGCAATGAGAGCAACAGCGGCATGAGTGGAAAGCGCAACTGGTGGCTAAGGTCTGAAACAGCGCAAATAAGGGCGGCGAAGTTAGCACCCTTGACCGAAAGGCTGACGCGTGTCGCGGCTCCGAAGAGCAGCTACTAAAGGGCGCACAGGCTAAGGCTACGTGCGCTCACCAAAGAGCAACTTAGACAATAGGAGTAGTAATGACTGATAAAGAAGTGATGATTGAATACCTACTGCTAAAAGTTCGACAACAGGACTGGCATGGCGTAGCAGATGCAGCAATGGACATAAGAGAAATGGAGGCAAAAAAATGTTTGACGAGTTCTACAGTAAGTTCCCAAAAAAAGTAGCGCGTAAAGATGCAGTCAAAGCATGGTCGCGCCTTACTGCCGAGCAGCAACAGAAAGCATTACAGGTGATTGACGATCACGTGCGGATGTGGACTGCGGAGGGACGAGATAAACAGTTCATTCCTCATCCTGCAAGCTGGCTTAATGGTGAACGGTTTGACGATGAAATCTCAATGCCTGAGAAAAAGGTAGTCGCATGGTGGACAAACGATCAGCTTACGATGGAACACGGTCGCAAGATCGGAGTTCCAGCAAGACCAGGCGAGGATATGACGCAATATCGCCTGCGGTTACGGGCAGCGTAACTTGGCGCGAAAGAGTAGCAACAGCGGTGCGCGTGCAGAACATGACGCGAGAAGAACGGGCAGCAGCAATGCCTGAATCAGCGGCAATAGTGAGGGCGTTTGCGGCTGAGTTTTCGGTAGTAGAAGTGAGGGCAACAGAAAACAACCTTTTCTATGAATGGATAAAAAAATGATGCTAGATAAATGGTTTCCCAACTTGCACTTTCCGCGTGTACGCAACACCGATCCTGATACCAGCCATGCAGCAGCGGATCAGGCAGCAGAACTAGCTGCAAATCATCACGGCATCATCCTGCAAGCGTTAGAACAGCCTGGAACAATCTACGATATTGCTTCCCGCACAACCCTAGACCACAACGCAATTGCTCGCAGGATGAGCGAACTAGAGCGGCTGGACTTTGTTTACCCCGATGGCAAGAAGAAAGGCGCGAGCGGTCGTATGTGTCGCGTATGGGTGCGCAAATGAGCATCAAAGCCATGAAGCAAGCATTAAAGGCGCTGGAACAACATGGAACGCCTTTGCTCAATCACGAAGATGCTTACTCGGAATCGCTGACTGCACTACGCCAAGCCATCGCAGAAGCAGAGAAGCAAGAGCCGGTGGCGTGGAGTTACACCAATGCACAGGGACGGGACGTAATCATCCGCGGAAACGTTGCGCCGTATGAAGCGCCGTATGAAGATGCAACTCCCCTCTACACCCACCCACTCAAGCGCGAATGGGTGTCGTTGACGGATGATGACATTTATAGCGCCGATTGTGTAAAACAGAAATACATTGGAAGTGGTGAATATGTAATTGATTCAGATAGTGTCGAAGCGTTTGCCCGAGCCATTGAAGCCAAGCTACGGGAGAAGAACGGATGCTAATCCAACTACTTCAGCCTGACCCGATCCTGCGCCTCCGCTATCCGAGCAAGGGGGAATGAATGAACGACCGCACCCTAGATCAAAACGCCGCGCAATGGCCTATCTTGGAAGCCTGGGCTAAGCAGAAAATATGGGTGGTGAACGGCGCAAAAACGCGCATGAGCGCTGAGGAATGGAAAGACGTATTGACAGCCGCCTTTGAGGGTGAAACGTCGCCAAGGCTTGCTATGGGGCTAAATGGAGGGGTTGTTATGCTTGGCAGGCGAACGAGCAAATACACCAAAGCTCGGTTTTCTGAATGGTTGGATTGGCTGATGGCAGCAACTCATCATGCGGGAGTCACCCTTGACGAAAACTGAACAGGAATGGCACGCCAAGGTCAGAGATTTGGGGTGTATCGTTTGCCGGTTGTTCCACGGTGTGCGCTCTGACGGGGATATTCACCACGTTCTGTCGGGCAGCAAGCGGGCGGGTGAAATGTTTGTGATATGCCTGTGTCCGACCCACCACAGGAGCGGCAGAAACACCCCTGAGTACGTCAGTCGGCATCCCTGGCGCAAGGAATTCGAAAAACGATACGGGACAGAGCAAGAATTGTTACAACAAACGGAGCAGCTATGTGCCAATTTTCAACGGTAGACGAACGAAAAGCGTTAGAAGTTCTTCACGGAATTTGCTCGGCATTTCTTGCGTTTGGCCAGGCGCAAAGCGATTACTGTGAAACAGAACTTGCTGAGGGGGTGTGCATGGAGTTGTTGGTTCAGGATATGCGAATCACAATTGAGACTGGGCCGGAAGTCATGGCAGAGATTGAGGCGGCTAAAGCGATTGAGAAGGCATCCCATTGAGACGCGCTGCTAAAGTCGATGCTAACCATCAGGAAATCGTCACAGAGTTCAAAATGCGAGGCTGTGCGGTGCTATCCCTTGCCGCGATGGGAAAGGGCGTGCCTGACCTTTTGGTGGCTTTTGGAGGGGTTACATGGCTGGTCGAAGTCAAAGGCCCGAAAGGTAAGGAGACTGAGGATCAACAAAAGTTTGCGCTGCAATGGACTGGGTGCAGAGCAATCGTTCGGGATGTGCAAGGCGTGAAAGATACGGTGGAAATTATGATTGCTCAAATGGTCAAATTACGGGCTTGACACCATGAAAAATCCCGAATATCATCAAGATATTGCTGAAAAAGGGTGAAAAATGTCGAAATACAACGAATCAGCGGCGGCGTTTGTTAGTGTTCTTTTTCACTCGGCAACCGTGACGCACTTCATGCACCTGCAAACCAAGTCATTCGCGCAGCACATGGCGCTTGGTGAGTATTACGACGCAATCGTAGAGCTTGCCGACAAATGGGCAGAGGCTTATCAAGGGTGCTACGACATCATCACGAACTACCCCAAGGACTTCCACCTAGCCACCGAACCGGTCAAGTATCTGACGCAGATCAAGGACTTTGTGGACGATATTCGCAAGGACTTGCCAAGCGAAAGCCAGCTTCAGAACATTGTGGACGAAATTGCGGATCAGATCGATTCGACCCTCTACAAACTCCGCTTCCTCAAGTGAGGACATAATGCCCAGTCACTCCCCTGCCCAAGCCCGCATGATGGCGGCTGCTGCCCACAATCCGGAGTTCGCCAAAAAAGTCGGCGTGCCCGTCAAAGTAGCGAAGGAATTCAACCAGGCTGACAAGGGCAAAAAGTTAGCCGAAGCCATGAAACGGATGCACCGTGGCTGACAATGCGCGTCTTGCTGCTTTGCTGAAAGCGTATCCGTCTGAACAGACGCTTGCGCCTTATGGCATGAGACACGGCAATGAGCAGGCAGTAAACAATCCTTTCACGGCTAAAGGCAAAGGGTATTTCGGTCAACTGCCCGCCCAAGATGGCATGGCAACAGAACTTTCGTCTATCTTCGAACACAATGGCCAGCAAGTTGAACACCCGCTAATTGTGCCTACCCTGACGAAACAAGAATTGCAGCACTTGACCGCAGGGAATGAGCCGACCCCTGAGATTTATTCCAAAGCAGAGCAGTTTGCAATAGGTCGAATCAAGCAAGGCAAAAGCCCATTTGCAGGGCAGGATGAATTGCGTTATCCAGTTCCTAAAAATTAAAAATGAAAATTGAACACCTTCCTGTTGGCGATTTAATCCCTTTTGCCAAGAATTCGCGTACCCACGATGACGGGCAAGTGGCTCAAATTGCCGCTAGCATCAAGGAATTCGGCTTTACCAACCCGATCCTGATTGACGAGCAGGGCGGTATTATTGCCGGCCACGGACGGCTTCTAGCGGCTCGTAAGCTGCAACTAGCCGAAGTGCCTTGTATCCGGCTTAGCCACCTTTCTGACGCGCAGAAGCGGGCTTATGTCATCGCTGACAACAAGCTGGCGCTAAATGCGGGTTGGGACGATGAGATGTTGGCTTTGGAACTGGGCGATCTCAAGGACATGGATTTCGATTTGTCTTTGACAGGATTTTCAACGGACGAAATCAACGCGCTGTTAACCCCGACCGTGGTGGAGGGATTGACGGATGAAGATGCCGTCCCCGAAATACCCGGAGAACCGGTAACAAAACTTGGCGATGTTTGGATACTTGGAAAGCATCGTTTGATGTGCGGGGATTCGACAAGTGTTGATGCCGTCGAAAAGTTGATGGCCGGACAAAAAGCCGACATGGTGTTTACTGACCCGCCTTATGGAATCAACATGCAAAGGTCAGGCCGCATCAAGGGTGATGCTTCAATGGATGAGGCCGAAAGCATTATCGCGGGTGCAATCTCTGTTGCGTCTGTTGTGTCTAAGCAGGGTGCAAGTTGGTATTTTTGGGTCGGTTTTCGGGCTTATGCGTTTACAGATGCCGAGGTGTCAAAGCATCGCAAGGTGTCTAATTGCATTGTGTGGAAAAAGCCATCAATCGGAATGGGCAAGGGCGGGTACAGGTTTCAGCACGAACTTTGTGTCTTTGCTGGGGAGGTCGAAAGCCGCAATGTTTCGGATGTTTGGGAATTTGGGCGCGATGGAAGCGGTTTGCACCCTACGATAAAGCCTGTCGATCTTGTATCGTATGGCATTTCGAACAGCAGCAAGCGGGGGGATTTAATCCTCGACCTATTCGGCGGCAGCGGTTCAACGCTAATCGCCTGTGAAAAGACAGGCCGAATCAATCGGTCAATGGAACTTGACCCCAAGTATTGCGATGTCATCGTTCAACGGTGGCAGGAATTCACCGGAAAGACAGCTTACCTTGAAAGCACAAATGAACCGTTTACTAAGCTAGATAAAGCTGCATGATTTAGTTAAGAAAAGACATGGCACAAGCTCCCCACAAACCGACCGACAAGACCCGCGAGCAGGCTAAGCAAGCTGCGGGATTAGGATTGCCCCACGATCAAATAGGGGCGCTCTTGGGCATTTCGCACGTTACCCTGCGCAAGTATTACGAAACAGAACTTGCGCTCGGCAAGGCTACGGCATCGGCACAGATTGCCAAGACCCTTTTCAACAAGGCGCAGTCCGGCGATACCACGGCGCTAATTTGGTGGACGAAGGCGCAAATGCGGTGGGCGGAGACGCAGCGGCACGAAAACACCGGGCCGGAGGGCGGGCCACAAGAGTTGACGATCCGATGGGCCGATCCGAAATAATCCTTCCCTATGCGCCGAGACGGGCTTTCCTCCCCTTCCATGCCCGCACGCAGCGATGGGGCTGTTTAGTCGCCCACAGACGCGCAGGCAAGACAGTAGCGGCTATCAATGACGTAATCAGGGCAGCGGCTACCTGTAAGAGCGCTTTCCCGTTGTTTGGCTACATCGCACCGTACCGAAGCCAGGCGAAGTCGGTGGTTTGGGACTATCTCAAGACCTTTGCCGCGCCGATCATTCTTGATAGCAATGAGGCTGAACTGACGGTTACGCTGATGAACTTGGCGAAGGTTAGGCTGTTTGGTGCTGACAATGCCGACGCTATGCGTGGTCTTGGCTTTGACGGTATTTACATGGACGAGTACGGAGACTTCAAGCCTAGCGTTTGGGGCAACGTTATCCGTCCAGCATTGTCTGACAAGCAGGGGTGGGCGGTGTTTGGTGGAACCCCTAAAGGTAAAAACCAGTTTTGGTCGATTTATGAAAACGCCATTCGTTCCCCTCACGAATGGTTCCTGCTGCGCCTCCCCGCCTCTTCGTCGGGATTGTTGCCACCATCCGAACTTTCGGCAGCAAGGGCGCAATTGTCCGAGGATCAGTACTTGCAGGAGTACGAATGCTCATTCGAAGCTGCAATCCTCGGAGCTTTTTACGGCACAGAATTCAGAGAACTTGAGCAGCAAGGGCGTGTAACAAGTGTGGATGTTGACCCGAGCGTGCCGGTGCATACCGCGTGGGACTTGGGCTATCGTGATGACACAGCTATATGGTGGTATCAAGTCTTGCGGGGAGAAATCCATGTGGTCGACTATTACGCGGTCTCAGGCGCGAACGTCCAAGAGCTTGCACAAGTTATCACGGATCGAGGTTATCGCTATGGTAAGCATTGGCTACCGCACGACGCGAAAGCCAAGACCCTTGCCAGCGGCGGCAAGTCCATCATTGAGCAGCTTGGGGCGCACTTGGGCATTTCCTCGCTGGCTATCGTCCCTGATTTGTCGATACAAGACGGCATCCAAGCAGTAAGGAAGATGCTCCCGATCACTTGGTTTGACAACAAATGTTACGAGGGCATCGAGGCATTGAAGCAGTATCAACGCGAGTATGACGAGGATAAGAAAGCATTCAGACAGACCCCGCGACACGATTGGACTAGCCATCCCGCAGATGCTTTTCGTATGATGGCAATCGCATGGAAGCAAGAGCCGGTAATCAGAGCGCCGGACAGAGACAAGCCTCTGATGGTAGGCCCGCAAAACACAGTTACCCTCAACGATATGTGGTCAACTGTTAAACCTAAAGGAGCAAGAATATGAGCGGCGTTTCGTATCCCTACGCGTATGCGTATGAAACCGTTGCAGCAAGTCAAACCGCGCAGGTATTGGGTGGCGCTGGCGCTAAAGGCGATTATGTCCATCGCTTGATCGTCGTCGCAGCGAATAACACCGCGTCAAACGTCACGCTGATTGATGGATCGACCAGCATCGTCATTACCGGCGCAACGACTCCCGTCGGTACTTACAGCCTCGAATTGAACATGGCAGCGGCTACCGGCCCGTGGAAAGTTACGACTGGCAGCGGCGCTACTGTCATTGCTGTAGGCATATTCTCGGCATGATGAACAAACCGGGGCTTTATGCCAACATCCTAGCCAAGCAAGAGCGGATCAAGCATGGGTCAGGCGAGAAGATGCGTAAGCCTGGCGATCCCGGTGCGCCGACTGCAAAGGCTTTCCGCGAATCTGCTAAGACTGTAAAGCCGGAGAACAAATGAGCGCAGCATGGACACGCAGCGAGGGCAAAAACCCCGAGGGCGGCTTAAACGCCAAAGGACGGGCTAGCTATCACGCGGAGACTGGCGGCACGCTAAAGCCTCCCGTTAAAGCTGGCGATAACCCGCGTCGCGCGTCTTTTCTTGCTCGCATGGGCAATATGCCTGGCCCAATGGAAAAAGACGGCAAACCTACTCGATTGGCATTGGCTTTGAAAGCGTGGGGCGCATCCAGTAAAGAGGATGCCCGCGCGAAGGCAAGAGCGATCTCGGAGCGTAATCGTGACTGAACAAGAGCGCATAGCGGCGGCGCTGGCGTATCAGCAGGCGCAGCAACCGGCGATGATGAACCCGAACCTTGCGCGTCAAGGTGCGCGAGGGCGGGAAAACATGATGCCGCCCACTTCGGTGATGGACGAGCGTTATCCGGCTTTTAAGCGCAATCAGGAAGATGTAGAGAAGCTGATGCTTGGGCTGGACATTGTTGGATCGGCTATCCCGCTTGCTGGCCCTGCGGCTAAAGGTGCGGTGGCGCTTGGCAAGTACGCTGCGCCACAGATCGCGCAAGGCTTGGAAAACTACGCATTTAGAACCGGCATGGCTTTGCCGATGGTTGAGCGTCAAGCAGGGCGCACGTTTGCTGCACCGCAAGATGAGGCATTGCGTCTAGCCCAAGAACGGGCAGCCTTGCCTGTTGAGCGTGGTGGTCTAGGATTGCCGCCCAACAACACGGCAGAGCAACGAGCAGCGGCGATGGGATTTGATGCTGATTATGCTCATGGAAGTCCTATATCAAAAATTAAAAAATTAACGCCATCCAACATTGGAGCAGAAGGGCCGGGAATATATGCAACAAATTATTTTCCTGAGGCCAACATTTATGCAGGTGAGAAAACTGGTGCAACAATTTATCCATTAAAAGTTAAAACAAATACTGCTTATCAGTCAGGATCAGAAAATCCTTATATGAAATTAACAGTAAGTAATGATGAAGAATTATCAAATGCTTTAAAAAGATTAGGCAAAGAATCAATAATAAAAGAACAACAACCGACACCGGAATGGTTAAAAGCCTTAGGAACAATGGAAATGCCCGTAAGAGAGCATTTTGTTAGTATGAACCCAGATGTTTTACGTTCTCGATTTGCCGCCTTTGACCCGTTCCGTAGAAACGCCGCAACCGCAGCTGCAATGGGCGTGGCAGCACCTGACTTGTTAGCCAAGGATAAAAAATAATGGACGAACCGCAAAGCACAGGTTTGCAGAAGCTGCTGCACAATGTTGCAGCCTATGACAACGACTTTAAGAAGTGGGAAGCCCGCGCTCAGAAGATCATCAAGCGTTATCGGGATGACAACCGCAGTCAGAACACCAACGAGACTGCGAAGTTTAACATTCTATGGTCGAACGTTCAGACGCTGATTCCTGCGGTTTATGCGCGTCTGCCGAAAGCTGATGTATCGCGTCGCTTCGGTGATAATGACCAAGTGGGGCGGGTGGCTTCCCTGCTGATTGAGCGGGCGCTGGATTTTGAGATTGAGCATTACCCCGACTTTCGCAGCACGATGAAACACGCAGTCGAGGATCGTTTCCTCGGAGGGCGCGGAACGTCTTGGGTGCGGTATGAGCCTCATGTAAACGCTGTTGGTTTGCCCGAGGATGGGCTGGAGATTACCGAGGACATTGACGAGCCGGAGGCGAACAATCAATCTTTGGCTGGCGAAGAACCGCTAGAGGAAATTGAGTACGAATGCGCTCCCGTCGACTATGTCCATTGGAAGGACTTCGGGCACTCTGTTGCCAGGACATGGGAAGAAGTCACGGCGGTGTGGCGATGGGTTTACATGACCCGCGAGGCATTGGTAGAACGGTTTGGCGAGGAAGTCGGTAACAAGATTCCTTTTGATGCAGGCCCGGACACCCTCAAGCAATACGGGCAATCCACCAAGGAGCATACCCGCGCAAAGATTTGTGAATACTGGGACAAGGAAACCGGTAAGGTTTACTGGTTCAGCAAGTCAATGCCCAACATCATTGACGAGCGTGATGACCCGTTAGAGTTGGAAGGATTCTTCCCCTGCCCGCGTCCGCTGTACGCCACCGTCACAAGCGATACCCTCGTCCCTGTCCCTGACTTCGTGCTGTATCAGGATCAGGCTAACGAACTGGATATTCTGTCTGACCGCATTGACGGCTTGGTCAAGGCTTTGCGTGTGCGCGGTGTGTACGACGCTTCACAGCCTGCATTGCAGCGACTGATGACCGAGGGCGAAAACAACGCTCTGTTGCCGGTTGATACTTGGATGGCTTTCGGCGAGAAAGGCGGCTTGAAAGGCGCGATTGACTTCCTGCCTATCGACATGATTGCCGCAACGCTGATTCAATGCTACCAAGCGCGAACGGAAATCAAGAACCAAATCTATGAGATCACAGGTCTTTCGGACATTATCCGAGGATCGTCATTTGCGTCCGAGACGGCTACCGCGCAGCAGATTAAGGGGCAATATGCCTCGATTCGGTTGCGTGCCATGCAAGAAGATGTGGCGCTGTTTGCGACGGGCTTGCTTCGTCTGAAAGCGCAGGTTATCTGCACCAAGTTCACGCCGGAAACGATCCTGCAATACGCTGCTGCAAACCAGCTCGAGCCGGAAGATCAGCAACTGATTCCTCAGGCACTCGCGCTGTTGAAAGACAAGCCTCTGCGGAACTTCCGCATTGAGGTGGCAGCGGATTCGCTGGTGCAGCTGGACGAACAGCAAATGAAGCGGGATCGGGCTGAGTTTATTTCCGCGTTGGGGACGTTCCTGCGGGAAGCCTTGCCGCTTGGTACGCAAGCGCCGGAAATGATCCCGATGATTGGCGAAACGATGAAGTTCATGGTCGCATCGTTCAAGGGTGCGCGGCAGCTTGAGGGTTCGATTGACGCTGGCATTAACAAAATTGTGAACCGCCCGCCGCCACAGCCGCAGCAAAATCCCGAAATGCTGAAAATGCAGGCTGAGCAGCAAATGACGCAAGCGAAGATGCAAGCCGACGCGCAGCTAGAACAAGCCAAGATGCAAGCCACTATGCAGATTGAGCAGGCTAAGTTGCAGCTAGAGCAAGCCAAAACGCAGCGCGAGGTCGAAATTGAGCAGATGCGGGCGCAAATGGATGCTCAGAAAATGGAGTTTGAACGCCAAAAGGTCGAAATGGAGGAGCAATACAACCGCTGGAAAACGGAACTGGATGCAGCAACAAAAGTAACCGTGGCGCGAATTGGAGCGAATCCTGGCGTGGATATCCCGCTGGTCGAGGCTGCAACTGCCTCTGCTGAGCGCATGACCGCTGAGCTAGGCAACGGCGTGCAGATGGCGTTGCAAAACGTCGAGCGGCTACAGCAGGACATGGCGATGCTGCACGATCAGACTGCGGGCAAGATCGACAACCTGATGAATGTCATGGCTGCACCGAAACGGATCATCCGTGGGCCGGACGGCAAAGCGGTTGGGGTTGAAATCGTCACATGAATGGGGGATGGGACACCGGCACATGGGATGACGCGACATGGGATTACGTTCCCACGCTGATTGACCTTGATACTCATGACGGCGACAAGCTGAAAGATCGCTTTGCAAGGGAAAAAGCGGTACGGGAGCAGCGTCGCAAGGAAGTTCTCGACCTATATGAAAGAATTGTTGAGGGCAAAGAGGATATTCCCGAAGTTGTTGAGCCGCTGAATTACATCACCAAGCAAGAGATTTTGACAAGTAACCTTGATTTTGATAAGTTGATTGCCGATCTTAAGAATGCTGAACAAATTTGGCAGCGGCACGTTGAAATCGATGACGAGGAAATTCTGTTACTTCTATGAGAAAACGCTGGATTTATGTTGACGGTGAAGCAATAGAAGTTGGTGAGTACCAACCGACTCCCTTGCACCATGTAATGCCCGACATTCAGCCTTATCAGTCCATGATTGATGGATCGATGATTACCAGCCGCAGCCGTCACAGGGAACACCTGCAAGCGCATGGCTGCATTGAAGTCGGCAACGAAAAGATGGAAACGAAAGTTGCTCCGGTCAAGGATAGCCGCAGAGAAGTATTGCGGGCGCAACTAGCAAACATGACTCACGCAGATGCAAACAAGATGTTGAACAAACTGCGCGATGACGCACGATTTACCCGTAACCCCCACAGGGAGAGATAAATGAGCGAT